TAGGTCTGAATAAAAGAGACCCTGTTACTTATAAAGAAGCTGTCAGGCTAAGGGCTTTTTATTTGAGACGTAAGCCCAATGTGGCTCAGTATCTTAATGAAGTACGCAAGAAGTCTTTGAGCGTGTTGTCCAACAGCAAAGAGCACTTGCAGGTGGAGTTGTTAGCACTGGTGGAGAAGTTAAGGAACAATTCGGATCTGAAGGCTGTTCCTTCATTGCTTCGCTCGATAGAACTCTTAGGTAAGTCTGAAGGTATTTTTGAAGAGAAGATAACAGTAGATAATATTTCCTCGGACGATGCACTCGACCGGATTCTTAAACGAGCTTCTAAAGCTGAGATTGTGGAGTTGAATTAATCGAATAATGATGGAGATAGGGTAGCTCCCGATACGTAGGTAATCCTGGCCTGCTTCTCCATTGTTTAAACTGCATACAGGATTAGTTTAGACATGGAGAACTAAATGGATACTAAGATTTGCACTAAATGTAAGAAAGAGCTGCCAGCAACTAAAGAATACTTTTACGAAGAAAAAAGACGTAAGAGTGGATTTTGTAGTCGCTGTAAGGAATGCTTCTTGGCTCCTTACAGAAAAGAAAAACCACAAGTAAAGGACGGATTTAAAATCTGTCGTAAATGTAAAAGAGAACTGCCAATAGAAAAGTTTAGTGCAGATAAAAGAAGCAAGGACAATTTAACTCCAAGATGTAGAGAGTGCATATCTAGTTGTAGAAAGATAAACTCAACACTAGATGGCGCAACAAAGATCTGCACAACGTGTGGTATCGAATACCCAGCTACGTTAGAATATTTTTATAAATCTGAACACTCGAAGCTTGGTCTACACCCTAAGTGTAAGAAATGTGTTAGAGAATATGATAACTCAGAGGAAAGACAAAAAGCTAAAAGAGCATGGACAGCCAGAAACAGAGAGAAGGTTCGGGAATTTAGCAGAGAATATAAAGCAACACCAAGTGCTAAAGCAAAAACCAGATTAAACCATGTTTTACACAACTACCAGCTAACGGAAGAAGAGCTAGTACAAATGATGAACAACCAAAAAGGGTGTTGTGAGGTTTGTGGAGACTCTTTAGTGAAACCAGACAGTAAAAGATTTTATGCTGTTGATCATAACCACACAACAGGTGCTGTCAGGGGTCTACTTTGCAATGAGTGTAATTTAGTTCTTGGTTATGTCAAGGAAGATAAAGACACCCTTTTAAAGGCAATAGCTTACTTGGAGAAATACAATGAGTAGGAAGTTAACTCAAGAAGAGTTCTCCAACCTAGTTGAAGTATGGAGTGCAGATCACGTAGAGGCTTTAGAGAGTATCTTTGATATATCTCTAACAGAGCAACAGAAGTCACTGGTAAGAGCAGCAGATAACCCTACAGCTCGCGTTGCTGTTAGTTCCGCAACCGGAACGGGGAAGACTTGCTGTCTAGCTATGATGACTTTATTGTATCTTATGATCCTTCCAGATTGTAGGATTTTACTGACATCTCCTTCATTCTCTCAGTTACAGCGTGTTATGTACGCTGAGATAACTAAGATGTACAGAAGAATGCCAGAACAACTTCAAGATCTGTTTGTTTTAACTAGAGAGAAGATAGAATACAAAGGAACGAGCAAATACCTGCACGTAGCAAACCTAGTAACAGCAAGCGTAGAGAACAAAGAATCATTGCAAGGAGGCCACAGTTACTCGTATTGTGTGATTGGCGACGAGGCCTCTGGTATCGGAGAGGAAGTTTTTGATATCTTGCTTGGTACACTAAGTACTGGTGTTGGTGGTAGATTTATACTAGTAAGTAATCCAGTGCGTAGCTCGGGACGCTTCTTTGAAGTGTTTTCTAGAGATCTCCCGGGTTGGACTAAGTTGTTCTTTAGTGCGTTTGATTCACCGAATGTTAATCCGCAGTGGATAGCTGAGATGAAAGAAACTTATGGTGAGGATAACGACTTGTACCGAATGAGGGTACAGGGTCTCTTCCCCCGAGTAGGTATCGCTCAGTTTATTTCAGGTGATGTTGTTACAGCAGCTATCAATAACCCACTACACCCCAGTGCTTATAGTAACTTTCCTGTCCTCGGAGGTGTAGATGTTGCCAGGTTCGGAAACGACTCTTCTATTCTTTTAGCCAGGCAGGGACCAAAAGTACTGGAATACAGGTGCTTTAAGGGTCTAGACACTATGGAAGTAGCCTCAAAGGTAGCTGAATTTAATGGTATCTACAAGTTCAATAAGATCTTTATTGACTCTATTGGTATAGGTGCTGGTACATATGACAGATGCAAAGACTTAAGACTGCCCGTTGCAGAAGTTATTGTATCTAATAAAAGCACAGAGCCCAATGTATATGCTAATTTACGCTCCCAATTATGGGGTAAAATGAGAGATTGGTTAGGGAATGGTGCAAGTTTACCCACTTATAGTAGAGACAGAGAGTCTAATTTATCAGCTCAGTTGACCAGCATGGAGTTCTTCTATACGAACAAAATGCAGATCCAGCTCCTAGCCAAAAAGGACCTCAAGAAACTAGGCTACGAGTCACCTGATATTGCTGATTCACTCTCGTTGACATTTGCAGATGCTGTCTACGAAGGGAAATCCAGACATTTCACTAAGCGTCCTATTAAAACTGCAAGGTTCATGTGGGTCTAATCGCTCACTAACGTTCGCTCAAAATCACTTGCGTGATTATACTGACATAGGTGCTAAAGATGAGTCTAATAGACGACATAATAGCTTCTGAAGGATACCGATCAGACCCCTATAAGGACACTAAAGGTGTCTGGACAGGTGGTTATGGTCATATGATGCTACCTAAAGACTGGTCTTTCTTCAATCCTAAGTGGTCTAAGAAGGAAAAGAAAGAGTACTGGACTAAGCAACTAGTTAATGACCTTTCTATTGCAACTCAAGATATAGATTGGTTAACTTTTGAGTGGCCTTATAAGCCTACAGACCCCGAGAAAGAGGTGCTAATAGAATTAGCATTCAACTTAGGTTTAACTAGGCTGCAAAGGTTCAAGAAGTTCCTCTTATATATGTCAAAAAGTAAGATAAAAGAAGCAGCTAAGGAGCTAATCGACTCTAAGTGGCATAGAGATTTTGTTCTTTGGAACTCTAATAGAGATGAACCACACCTAAGAAGCCGAAGGTTAGAAAGGAAATTACTAAACTATAACGTATAAGCCGATAGGCTTTTGAACTCCGAAGGAGTGAATCGAGGTGGATACAGTTAACGATAAACCAGGAGTGCTAATAGCATCTGCCAGTGAAGTTATGGCAATGGAAGATGCATTCCTCAAAGAACGAGAGGAATTAGAGAAAGAAATAGACCATAAAAGGCTCCAATCTTCTTTAACTTCTCATATTATGAGCGTGTTTCAGAGAAACAAAGACGCTAGACAGACATCAGGTATAGAAGAGAAGCTACTTCAATCACTAAGAGCCTACAATGGTCGATATGACCCTGAAGATCTTAGTAAGATCAAGGCAACTGGTGGCTCTCAGATCTATATGAACCTGACACCTACGAAATGTAGGGCTGCAATGTCTTGGATAAGAGATATTCTTATGTCAGCTAAGGAAAAGGCTTGGTCCTTTTCGCCAACTACAGTTCCTGACCTTCCAGAAGAAGTATCTAGCACTATTAGACAACGAATAGAGCAGATGGCCTCTGAGTTGAAAGAAAGTGGTGATGGTTCTTTAGAAGGTGCTGCTGCTGGTGTACAAGAGCTCAATCAACTTAGGATAGATATAGAAGAAGCTATAGCCGATGAGATCTATAAGCTAGCAGAAACTGAAGTAAAGAAGTTTGAAGATATCGTAGCTGACCAATTAGATGAAGGGGATTGGGAAGAAGCCCTATCAGAGTTTATAGAAGACTTCTGTGTCTTCCAGGCAGCTATTATGAAGGGTCCGATTATCACCAAGAAGAAGAAAATGACTTGGGATAAGGGGAAACCTTTGGTGTCTGAAGAGTACTGCTACTTAAACAGACGAGTAGCTCCACTGGATATCTACCCATCCCCATCAGCAACCAAGATAGATGAGGGTGATCTCTGTGAGCACATAAGATTATCTCGTAAGGACTTGTATGGGCTGATAGGTGTAGAAGGATACTCAGAGGAATACATCAGAGAACTTCTTGATAACACACCATTAGGTAACTCACCTGACCTATTAGACTCTGAGATAGAAGAAGAGAAAGCAATAGAGGAATACAGAGGAGACACCTATGCAGCTAACAGGGATGTCTATCATGGTATCCATTTCTTTGGTTCAGCTCCGCATAGTTTGCTCTCTGATTGGGGAGTACCTAATTCAGAGATCGGTGAAGATACAAATAAAGAGTTTGAAGTAGAGGCTATCCTTGTTGGTGATCGTGTAATTAAGTGCATGATCAATGATGACCCTCTTCTTCGCAGACCATACTACAAGGCTTGCTTCCAGAATATCCCAGGCTCCTGGTGGGGTCGTTCCTTACCAGAGTTGATGAGAGATATTCAGCGTATATGTAATGCAACTGCCAGAGCACTTAGTAATAACATGGGTATTGCTGCTGGCCCTCAAATAGAGGTCTATATAGATCGTCTAGCAGCAGATGAAGAACTTGAGAGTATTTACCCCTTCAAGATGTGGCAGGTAACTACAGACCCTACAGGTGCTGGCGGTAGGGCTGTTCAATTCTGGCAACCATCGAGCAATGCTTCGGAGTTGTTGGCAGTATACAAAGAGTTTGAGCTAAGAGCAGATGATGCGACTAGTATTCCGAGATATGCCTATGGAAATGAAAGAAGTGGCGGTGCAGCTACAACGGCTAGTGGGTTGTCTATGCTCCTTGAGTCAGCCTCTAAGGGTATTAAAGATGCTATTAGGCACATAGACGATGGTCTGATTAAACCTAGAGTAGAGTATCAATTCTACTGGAATATGATCACCAATCAGGATCTTCAGTTCTCTGGTGATATTCAAGTTATAGCTAAAGGCTCTCAGGCACTTACAATGAAAGGTGCTCAGGAGATGAGGCGTAATGAGTTCTTACAGATCCTTGGTAATCAGACTTATCTCCAGATAGTTGGTGTAGAGGGGCTTGCTGAGATACTTAGAGAGATGGCAGCATCTCTTGGACTAGGCACTAACATTGTACCTTCTCGTATTGAATTGAAAAGGAAATTAAAACAGCAAGAAGCCCAACAGCAGCAGCAAGTACAAGCAGAGCAGCAGAATAAGCAAGCTCAGACCTCTGCTGGTGTACAGCAAGTACAGATGCAAGTTGAACAAGCCGAGATGGCTTCACAACGCAATGCACTTCTGAAAGAGAAAGAGTTGCAACAGAAAGCTGAGATAGAGTTCGGTAAGATGCAACTGAAGCTGAAAGAGTTAGAACAGAAGCTACAGGAGGTAGTATCTAAAAGTACTACTACACTCTCTAAGGCTCAAATAGATGCAGCGCAGAAGGATAGAGATACTAATAAGAATCTGGCCTTGTCTATAGAATCTAACTACCAAGATAAGAATAACCAGCAATGAGTTTAGATAACTTAAAAGCACCAGACAAAGAACGAATAAAGTCTGGTGATCTGGCTTTTATAAAAGAACTTATCAGGAAAGATCTGGAGACCACTAAAGATAGTCTGATCACCTTTCCGATAGATAAAGTTCAAGAACTTAGAGGGAGAGCTAAAGTGCTCTCAACTCTTTTAACCCTGCTAGTCTAAGAGATTCCTTAGATAGCAAAAACCCCAACAACCTGTAATAGAATATCCCCTATTAGTTCCTCAAGGCCAAGAGAAACTAATAGGGACCATATATCTTATTGCACTGGAGGACATTAATGATCTTTGAGAAATTAGCAAAAGAAGAACAAGAAGCTGAGAAATTACTCTTTGGATCTGCTGAAGAAGAGCAAGTAGTAGATGAAGTAGTTGAACAAGAAGTAATTCCAGAACCTATTACTGTAGAAGTAAAGCAGCAAGAAGAAACTCCTCCGCAGGAGGACTGGAAGAAAAGGTTCACTAACTTTAAGGCTACTGCTGATAACACTATCTTTCAACTTCGTAAAGACAATGCAGCTTTAAAATCAGATCTAGCATCTCTCACAGAGAAGAATGAAGTAATTCTTTCTGAACTGGTAGATATCAAGAAGCAGATCTCGAAACAAAAGAAAGAAGATTCTTTTAATAATATCTTCACCCAGGAAGACGAAGATCTTCTTGGATCTGACGCTATTAATATCTTCAAGAAAGCTGTAAAGAAAGTTACACCCCAATCAGAAGAGTCTGAGGATCTAAAAGGACTGAAAGAAGAGATTCGACAACTTAAGCAAGAGAAGATTAAGCAGCTTAAGAAAGAACAAGAGAACGTTGAAGAGGAATCTTTTAACCACCTTAAGGTAAAACTTAGCACTCTGGTGGATGATTGGCAAGAGATAGATGTAGACCCAGGGTTTATCAACTATCTTGAAGAAATAGATGAAGTAGATTCAGTACCACGTAAGCAACTCTTTTCGTCTGCTGTGCAATCACGATCTGCTAAAGCACTGGCTGGATTCTACTTGGACTA